TGCTGTCAATGTTACCTGTTGTGCCGTCTTCTACGATCGTTCCGCCAGTTAGACCGCTTGTGGCAGCCTGTAGGATCAGATCTCGGTCAACGCGCTTCGCGATCGCGTATCCGCCGTCGTCTGTGTAGAAACGTCGCAGAGATCCAAGGGCCTGCACGTCCACGATGTCTTCGATTAGACGTGAGTATTCCTTGTGCTTGTTAATTGTTACAGTAATACCAGTGTCTGTACCGTGCTGGATCAGTGTAACCTGTGTTTCCGCCACCTTGTTACTTGCCACGCCGCGAGTAGGTGTTGGAATCTTGACGCTGGAGCCCTTCTTACCACGGTGGTTCAACTTGCGAACAAGCTGCGCCATAGTAATGTTGCTCTTATAAGCCGCAATAACCTCGTCGCTCCATAGCTGTGGAACGAAGTTAGGTACTTCGGCAAGAATTACGTGTGCTGTGCCTAGTGGCATCTAAAGAAAACTTCCGTTAGTGAGAGAAAGAAATTAGGGACTCTTCGTCGTTTTACTTCACACGATTTTCGGCGTACGCCAGCATAATCTCCCGCTGGTAGTCGTCGGAGTAGTATGTGTCTGGGTCAGTTACACGCAGCGTAATAAGATCAGCACGGCGGAGAATCTTCCCGCTCTTGCCGGTAGTACTCTTATCCGAGCTTGACGATGACTCTAGGGAGGCTGCTCTGGCAGCTTGCAAGCTTGCCTTCTGTGTAGCCTGCTTAGTATCGTTAGACGAGGTGTCTGGCCTTGTGGCCTTATACTCCGTCAGTAGCTCATCTGCGGCGACCCAGTCGCCCGCGTACGCCGCTTGGGCTGCACGTGTGCGATAAGGGCTCTTAGTTACCCAGTCCACGAACTGAGGGTCGTTTGCGATCTGTGTAGCGTCTGAATGGCGCTGGTTGAATCGCATCTGACCTAGCTCACCTCGGACGCTATTTAGCTCCTGTATGAGCTTGCTTTCTACTCGTTCCGAAGTCGCGTTAGTGAAACGTTCAAGCGTTTCTGTAGGCTTTTCTAGCAGTTCGGCGCTTGTTACTTGCGGTACCTTAACGACCGCTCCGTTCTGCTCAAGATCTGTAGTACGCTTGATGTCAAGTAGCCGATCTGTCATCTTGCGCTGTACACCCAAGTCATTCGATATCTGTCCTAGGCGACTCTCCGCGTTTCGGTGCATCTCAATGACCTCTCGTAGAGACTTACCGCGATACTTTTCGGGTAGGTCTTCTTCGGCGGCCCCTTGGGGTTGCACTTCTTGCTGAGATGCCCGCTCGCTAGACGGCGCTGTCTGGTCCGCCGTAATGCGGAGTTGAATGGCTTCCTTTAGGTCTCGTTCAGCGTTTTGCAGGTTGCCGGGAACTTCGTCCGCGTCTACCAAAGCTTCCAAAATAAAAGTCTCCTAAACCCGTCCACTAATGGGATTATGGTGTTTCGGTGTCTGATGAAAGATCGAGTTGGTGCACGATTGGATACCCCCTACCCCCGTCGCCTCCGGCTTCGGTTCCGTAGTCGCCATGGTTCCGCTCGTTACGTTCCTCGATTACCTTTCTTTCCCGGTGTATACGGTCGAAATAGTCTACGCTTGTAGGGGTTGCCCCCGTACCAAGAGCCATAGAATATCTGTCAATCCGTGGTGCCGAGACTTGTCTCCGCGCATTCCCGCCACAACTTGGACACGGGGCCGACTTAACGTCCGGCTTTACCAGTTCCTCAAATTGTCCGTGCGCAGGACAGATAAAATCGAACAGGATTAGCTTACTCAAAATCCTGCTCGTCCTTTTCCTGCTTAGCCGCCTTGGCTTCAGCGGCCAGTTGTTCAAACTCTAGATCAGTCGATTGTTGCAGGTTAACGAGCCACGCATATACGACTCGCCCGCCTAGGGCTATTCGGTTTTCTTCCCAGGTGGCGGCGTTAGCACCGCGCATAACAGTTTCCTGCACGCCCTGCTCCGCCTGCTTAATCACCTCAGTCCATCCTGGCTGAGCAAACAGACGTTCCATCATCATGTATCGGGACTTTTCCAAGTCCGTCAAATACTGAAGCTCGTTCAGATCCACTTAGCGACTTCTCCCGTTAGGCTGTGGACGGCGTAGGCTTGTTCGCCTGCTTTTCCTTTATGTCTAGCTCTCTGTCCTTCTGGTCCAGCGCTCGATCCTGCTGCTCCATTTTCTTCTGGTTAGCAACCATCTGTGCACGGTTCGTGCGCGCCATCTGTTCGAGTTCGGCAAGCTGCACTTGAAGCTGCGCCGCCTCAAGTTGCTGCTGGTTATCTTCTGTTCCCGCCTGATGGCTGATCTTTAGTGACTCAGCAAGCAGCTTCTTAATTTCTGCAATGGTCTTCTGATTTTGCAGTAGCTTGCCCTGTGCTTCCGCAAGTGCCGCCGCGTACTGGGCGTCCGCTAGTTCCTTCTGACGCTTCTGCGTTTCGGGGTCAGGCGGGGCCATCATCTTGTTGACAGCCGTTAGGATTTGCGCCTTATTGGCAATCGCCGAGTGTTCTATGATGCCTTGAACAATCGCCAACTTAACCGGGCCGTGCTCGTCCCCTAGCATCGCGTTAGTTTGAGTAAGTTGCATTACTTCGACTTCGCGAGCCATGATTCCCAGTGTCGCCTTGACGTTAAACTGGTAGTCACGGGGGTATCTCTGAGGCGCAAATTGCATGTAGCGCCAGAGAGCCTTAGCCACAACAGGCTGGAGCAAGTTGCGGTCAACGTTTGCGATAGCGCGCTTAGAGCGCTTCACAAACGCACCCATCATCATAGAGTTACTAGAAAGGCTGTTAGCCCCGCTCTGGCTCTGGTTCTTAAGAGCCACCGCAGTATCTACTTGCCCTGTCCCCATCTGCACCATGCGCTCCATATCGGAAGCCACTTGGAACAGATTCACGTCTAGCTGCCCGATCTGAACTGGGCGAAGTATCTCGTCAGGGTTACCCTGAGTTGTCCAGACCTTACCTGGGTGGACTTCAAGCTTCACGTGCCGTGGTATACGGCCAGAGTCGATACCCAGCATAGGACTAGCAACGTAGCCCAGCGCGTCGAGATAAGATCTAATCGTTGCGTCCAGAGCCTTCTGTGGGTTGTAGCCCTTTTCGACTACACCTCGGCCCCAAAAGCGGCCGGGCACCTTTTCGTACTGGAACGCGATAATTGAGCGGTCACGCATCGTAAACGGTGACGGCATAGCACGCAGAAGAACCGAGCCGTTAGCAATCGTAACGATAGACTCTATAAGTTCTTCGCCCTCACTAGATTCCCTGTTATCTTCTGCTAGGATCTCATCTACGGCCGACTTAGGAGGATCTAGCGCCGTCAGGAGACGCAGAGGCACCTTACCGTGATACTCGATAACGTCCACTTCGTCGCTTTCGTGCGAACTGAGCATGGACTGAGGGTCATCTTGGTCGATGTCTCGGTTATCGGTGCGACGCTGTGCGGCGACAAAAGGCAGTGCGTCTCTACGGTACGTGCCCGCCTGGATCTTCTCCAGTACTGAGTGACGCGGCTTTACGCGGCGAACAGCCACACCTAGCCCGTCGTTAACGTTCAGCGCAGAAGGGTCCGGAATAAACTGGTCCGGTCTGACACTCTCAAAGACAACGTAAACCCGTTCGGTCTGACTCGCAGCTAGGCTGCCGTCAGGTGCACGAACTGGCTTGCCTTCCTTACGCACTTCCACAGAGATCTGCACAACCCCTGTACCAAAGATAGCGCCGTTAAGAATGGCCTCTGAAAGAGCGTCCTTCCCGTTAACTGTGTCAAAGTCTTCTAGCAGCAAGTCACGCGCGTTCAGCGCGTCAATACGATCCTGATCTTGGATGTCATCGGCGATATCGAACCATACCTCGCGGGAAAACACTGCTTCTTCGATTTCAGAAACAGCGGCGTCGACCGCTTGCGACGTAGCAGGTGCTACAATGCGACTGCGTTCCGACTTACGGTTCTTATCTTCCTGAGCCCACTTGCCGCGCCAGATTCTCCAGTATTCACCCCATAGGCGGCCGTAGCCTCGTTCGCGCTGGTCTTCCCAAGGTCCTACCTTACCCACAACCCAAGCAGCCAGCGCGGCACCTGCCGATTGTTGACGGCTGAAGGCAAGCGCGGCCGGGCTGACACTTTCTGGGGTGTCTACAATAATTTCGTTGCCGCGTAGTGGAATGTTACCCATTAGAATCCTATGTCGATATCTTCCGGCTGCCAGTCTTGTTCAGGTAGATCGTTGCTATAGACAGCCCGCGCCATCTGGTCGACATAGGCCACAGCGTCAATAATGTCGTCCTTAGCTAGCGGATCTGGAAAGTCCGCTACCTCACTAAGGAAAGCTTCGTTCCAAGTACCTCTAACTAGCTTGATTCTGCGGCGCTGGGCGCGGCCTTCCAGAGCCCAGGAAATGCGGTCCTGCTTGCGCTGGTTACCGTGAGTAAGGGGCTGAGGCGTTACATAGCGGCCGTAGGCGCGCATGTAGTCTTCAAGGTAAGGGCCGACCGCGTTCGCTAGCGCTCCCTTTTCTATACCAAGCCGCGCACTGTAATATCGCCGAGTGGTGAGCACGATCTTCTGCGCCGTCTCGCGCACATCCCAGTGCCCAAACTGGACGTTTAGTACATACCAGACATCCTGTATTTCCAGTACTTCGGCTATAACAGAGTGGTCTGTCCGGACAATCTTGTTCTTACTAGCTTCGTCCTTCTTGAACCCAGCCAAGTCCACCGTTATGAACACAAAACCCTCGTCAGTAGGCGGGGCTTCGTCAACGATATCGAACCAATCTGGCCGCAGGATCTTTCCGCCGCCGCTGATAAACGAAGCCTTAACTTCCTGGGCGATCGTTTCAAGCGTACGGTTACCCCCTTGCATACGGCGCTTTTCTGACTCCGTGAGAAAGGGGTTATCCATTGACTCGAAGTGAAAAGATTCCCAGTCCTCCCAGTCGTCTTTAGCCCCTGTAACCTTATTTACAGGCTGCTGCAAGGCGTTCATGAATAGCTTGTAGAAGTGGTTCTTACCCTTCGGCGTCCCGATAAATAGAGCGCTACCTTCTACGTCGGATAGCTGGTCCGACAGGATCTCGTCCCAGACAAACGCCTTCATGTCAGCGTATTCGTCAAGCACGACGAAACTAACCGCTGTACCTCTAAGAGTGTCGGGGTTATCAGCACCCTTGATATAGATGCGTCTACCGCTAGTCAGCTCTATCCATCCGTCGTTAGTGTTTTCGTTCCGGATGAGGCCGCCGTTACGTTCAAAGCGCAGAAGGCTTCGAAGCTTCGGCCACATAATACGCTTGCCCTGCTCAAAAGTAGGAGCAACGTAGTAAACGAAGTGCTCCGCTGTGAGAGGCTTAACGGTACCGTCAGACATCAGTCGCTCAGTCTCCATTGCCGCCTGTCCTAGTAGGATGGCGGCTATATGGGACTTGCCGAATCGTCTACCCGCAGCGCATACCTTGAAGCGCTTACGGGAATTGTAGATCGCAGACTGACCGGGGTGCAGCTTGAAAACAAACTGCTGGTTAATCATTAACTAGAAAGCGCGAACCTTTAGAACGACGATAGTCCACACAGAGGCAGCTACGTTGTTTGTGTCACCGCCGACCATAGATAGAACTAGCGCCACGTTATTTGCGGCCGACACATGGGCAGAGTAAGTAGACTCTGTAATGTCGGCACCCGGCCCTACGAGAACAATATCTCCGACCGCAGCACCTGGAACCGTAACGTTAACTTCCTGTGACTCGTCGTCTACGAACGCAGCAGGGTCAACGCTCACGCGAGCTACTAGCACGTCTGGAAACACGTCCTGAAACTGACGCTTAGCCATTAGGTGCTACCCTTTGGTCGAGACGTGCTCTGGTTGTCCGGCTGGCCGCTACGGTCCATGAAGTTTGGCGGCTGGTGAAGACGTGGAGCCTTTAGCGTTGGTCCTACCGAGTTACCGCCGCTGGGGTCCATGTCGGGCGTACGAGACTGCTTACTGCGATCTCCACCTGTTGACATTTACTTGATTTCCTCTACTTGTGCGTCAATAACTTGGACGCTTTGCTGTTGCTCCCGCTGTGCGGCGACTG